CTAGGCGTCGGCCCAAGGGTCGGGCTCCCACACAGGGTGGAACTCGTAGGTGCGCACGAGACTCCACTGTGCGCCCTGGTCGCTCTTGCGGCTGTTGATCACGATGCGGCGCAGCAGGCGGCGCAGCATGGCGTTCTGCTCGACCGCGTGCAAGGCTTCCCACTCCGCCATGAGTCCGACGATCAGGGGTCGGAACTCCTCGCGCGTGGGCGTGGCCTCGACCTCGCTAAGCGACTGCAAGTGCTTGACGAGATTGGCTTTCTGGCCGAGGAACTGGTCGCGGACACGCGCGAACGAATCGGCCGGGTACTTCTCCGGGTCCATCGCGTTCTCGGTCACCAGGCGGTCGAGGGCGGCGTCGATCCTGGCTATCTCGGCTTCCGTGCGCGCCCGTTCCTCGACCAGTCGTGCGCGAGGGTCCGGCGCGGTGGCTGGCGCGGTGCGCTGCTCGGGCAGGGACGGCGCGGTGTCGATTTCCTCGGCGACGTTGTCGGCGAGCCACTTCCTCACCTCGGCCTCGACTTCGTCGCGGCGCACGTACACGCCCGGTTCACAGGCGGACTTGCCCTTGTTCTTGTGGTTGAAGCAAACGAACGTGTGGCCGGGGATGTATCCGCCGTTGGGGTCGCGTCCGGATCGGGCGACGGTCGTCCCGCGGCAGTGTCCGTGACGCATGATCCCGGTGGTCGCGTAGGTGGCGCGGCGGGCCCGCGGGGGCGTCTTCTTCGTCTCCTTGCGGTGTCCCTCGTACTCCTTCCACTGGTCGGGGGTGATGAGTGCCGGTTGGGCCCCGGGGAGCCACAACATGCGGCCTTCCTTGCACCCCGAAAAGTGCTCCTGCCCCAGCTTGCAACGGCACTCCGGGTCGTGGACGCGCAGCAGGCCGGCGGCGAACCCTGAGTCGAGGTACCTCTGAACGGTGTTGACGCCCCATCGGTTCCCGCGGGTGGTGGGAATCAGTAGTTCGTCGTTCAGCCAGTGCGCGAGCATGGCGAACCCCTGCCCGGCGAGCTTGCGCTCGTACAGCTCGGCCGCGACGGGCGACACGTCGGGGTGCCGTTCGTAGCGTTCCTCTTGCAGCCGTACGCCGTTGGGCGCCGATGGGTCGGGCACGCGTCGCGGGTGCCAGATGTACCCGAATCGGGGGCGGCCTGTGGCAGGGAGCTGCAACGCTCGTCGGTGGGCGTGCGTCTCCTTCCACTGTTCGCCGGCGCGGTCCGACTCGAACACGGCGAGGTCAAACAGGATGGCGCGGTTGAAGCGTCCGACGGCCGTGCGGGCGTCGACTTCTTCCGTGGCCGATGCGAGTTGCCCGCCGGCGTGTTCGAGCCGTGCGAGGTTGATCGCGATACCGAGGTCGTTCCGACCGAAGCGGCTGAACTTCCATACGCCGATGCCGACGGCCTCGCGGTCCTCGACGCGCTGGATACCGCCCATGATCTTGCGCTTGAAGTTCCGGCCGGTCGCGTCAAGGTCGATGATCCAGTCGATGATCCGGCGCCCCGTACGGGCCGCCCATGACTCGATGGCCGACTGTTGCAGCTCTGGGCTGATCTTCTCCTCTCGCCAGGTTGAGACTCGGATGTAACCGAGCCACGGCTCGCCGCCGATGGCGAGCGAGCCGTGAAAGGTAGCGGGGGTGTCCGCTGGTGTCATACGGCTTTCCTGTCGTCGTCCTCTTCTTCGTCGAGCGGCCGGATCGGTCGCACGTTGCCGGGAAGATCCGCGATTCGGATGATGGAGATTCCTTGCGTGTCTTCTCCCTCGGCGCCCTCGCCCCCGTCGCGCGGTGCTTCCGGGGGGTCGAGGAGTCCCATGTGTACGTGTTGCAGCGCGAGCCGGTAGCCGGCGCTGTGCGTTTCGGCGAGCTGGTCGTCGCTCGCCTGGGTGGCGCGGTAGGCGATGCAGTAGCAGAGCGCGGGGATAGCGGTGATCAGCACGACCAGACCGAGGCGAAAGCCGTCGTAGTGATCTCGGAGGACCCCGTGTATCGCGGTCGTGGCGCCGAGAACCAGGGCGGCGACGGACGGAGCGTAAAGGCGACGTGCGAGCGGGGTCATGTGCGGGTGTCCTCCGTGCTGTGCGTTCATTCGGCGAGTTGTTGCTCGCCTTCGTCTGGTGCGGTCCGGCGCAAGGTCTGCGCCATGTTCACGAACACCTTGCGTTCGGCCGGATCGGTGATGCCGAGTTCGTCGGCGGCCTGCTCTGGAGTAAGGCGCCCGCCCGGGGGCGCGGTAGGTCGTTGGACTGCCGCGAGTTCGTCGGGGGTCAGGACGCCAGCCCTCACAAGCACCTCGGGATACGGCACCCGGATTGCCTCAGCGAGCGTCCGCAGGATGCGCGTATCCGTGGGCATCTCGCCCCTGAGTAGGCGGGTCACCGTGGAAGCGCTGAGCCCCGACTTTTCAGCGAACGCGGAGCGTCCGCCGCTGCGAGGGCCGGACAGGTTGAAGCCGAGACTTTCGAGCCTGGCAGTTAGCCAGTCGCCGAAGTCGGCCGGGTCTGTAGACGCATGAACGGGCGCAGGGGTTGTACCGCGCTTGCTGTTTTTCATGGTTGAAATGTAGCGCGAGAACCATTGGATGGACACGCCAAGTTCTAGACACGCTGCTTTGCCCCATATCGCCCCCCTTAGCGTATGGCTGACGTCGGAACCTTCCCCTTCGGTTCGTACGTCTGAGCGATTCTTGTACGCCAGTCACCACGTGTCAACGCGCATTCCCGATCGGTCACTGACAGCTAACTTTCGAACTTGAAAGAAAGGTGTTAGCTTTCAGTCCTGGCAGATAGCTGCCGAGACCGAAAGGAACGGTGCCTTCCGTGCCTCCGTACGACCGCGCCCTCTTGCACTCCGCCGCCAGCATCCGCGGCATCAAGACCCCGTCCCAACTCGCCCGCGAGGCCGGCCTGTCCGTCCCCACCGCGTGGCGCATCTGGAACGGCGTAGGCGCTCCCCGCGGCGACCACGCCGACCGCGTCGCCGACGTCGTCGGGATCTCCGCGTCGAGCCTCTACCACCGCGCCGCCGGGGCCGCCGCATGAACAGCGTGATCCCCCGCGACCAGGCGATAGCCGACGCCCGCGCCGTCCTCGACCGCGCCCGCCTCCGGATCGCCCGCGACCGCGCCGCCGGCCGCCTCTCCCCCGAGCACGACCTGATCATTCGCCGCCTCGAACGCCAGCAGCGCCGCAACCGCGCCGCCGCCCCCGTCGAGCGCACCGCCGCCTGAACACGCGAAAGGGCCGCCCGGATGCGACCCGGACGGCCCCTCTCGACCGACCTCGAAAGGCAACGATCGTGAACACCCCCAAGCGTACCGAGTCCCGCGCCCCCCGAGCCGCCCACGCGTTGAAGGGCGCCGCCGCCGCCCGCCGACGCGTCGAGTTCGTCGAGGTCGTCGCCCGACAGCTCGACCAGATCGCCCCCGGCACCGTCCGCGTGCGCGTCGTCCCCGTCACCCGCGACGGCCGCCGTCGCACGTGGGTCGTCCTCGACTCGGCGAACGGTCCGGTCGGCGCCGACCGCGAGGCCCACCGCGCCGCGTACGGCCTGCTCACCCGAGCGTTCCCGGGCGCCGACTGGAACGTCGCCCGCACCTACGACGCCCGGACCGGCGAACTCTCCGTCGACGAACCGACCGCCCCGGTCGCGCTCGGCCTCGACACCCCGGAGGCCCGCGCGTGATCCGGCCCCAGCTCACCACCGACGGGACGGCCGTCCGCCTCCCTCTCGCCGAGCACGTCGACCCCCTGGTCGACGACCTCGCCATCGCGTACGCCGCCGACCCCGACACCGTCGGTCGCCTGCTCGCCGGGCACGCCGCCGCCGTCCTCGCCCTCGACTTCGCCGCGTGCAGCGAGACCGCGACGGACTACGGCCGCGCCATGCGCGCCGCGGAGGCCGACGGCACCCGCGAGGCCCTGCTCGACGAACTGCCGCCGCAGGTCGACCCGACGTACGCCCCCGACGACGCGATCACCCTCGCCGGCCGCATCACTCGATTCGCCGCCGCCATCCGCCACCGCACCGCCCCGGAAGGAACCACCCGCCCGTGACCGTCACCGCCCTGCCCCTGCCCAACCTCCCGGCCGTCCCGACGGCCGCCGCGGTCGCGGCCCCGATCTACCAGCCCGCGCCCGTCGGCCCCGCCGAGGGCACGCCCAACGTGTTCGGTGCCATCGCCGCCGTGATGCGCGACGTGATGCCGGTTGCGAAGGACAAGGAGAACACCCAGCAGCGCTACAAGTTCCGCGGTATCGACGACGTCATGTCCGCCATGGCGGGCCCGCTCCGCGCGCACGGCGTGTTCATCCTGCCGACGATCGCCGCCCACCACGCCGAGCGCCGCGGCGAGAAGATGACGCACGTCACGATCACCATGCGGTATCACGTCTACGGGCCCGCGGGTGACTGCCTCACGGCCGAAGTGCCGGGCGAGGCGAGCGACTTCGCCGACAAGGCCACCAACAAGGCCCAGAGCGCGGCCCTGAAATACCTACTCTTCACCCTGTTCATGATCCCCGTGGACGGCCGATCGGTCGACGACGGCGACCGCGACCACCCGGTCGAGCCGACCCCGGAGCACCGCGCCGAACGGCAGCAGCGCCAGCAGCAGCGCGGGCAGCGCCAGCAGCAGCCGCGCCGCAGCAACCGCGCCGAACCGGGCCCATGGGAGCAGCCGCAGCAGAACCAGCAGCAGCCCCAGCGGACCGACTACCTCGCGCACGCCGAGCGCGCCAATTCCCCCGAGCAGTTCGACAAGATCAGGGCCGCCGCCGTACAGGCCGGCGCCCCGGCCGACTACCTCGCCCAGCTCGACGCCGTCGCCGCGCGCAAGCGGGGCGCCGCCCAGGGGCAGCAGGGGCAGCAGCAGACGCCCCCGCAGCAGGGCGAGCAGGCCCCGCCGCCGAGCGTGCCCAAGTCTCCGGAGGTCGCCGCCGCGGAGGCCGAGAACGCGCTCAGGCTCGCCGCGTCCCGTGCGAACCTCCCCACCCTCGACGCCGATTTCGAGCGCGTGCACGGACTGCCGATCGCCCAGGCCGGCGCCCAGCAGCTCGACGCGTTCCGCGCCGTGATCGAGAACGGGGGCGCCCGGTGACCGAGCAGACCGAGCCCCAGCAGACCGAGGGCAAGCCGACCGCGCCCGACCCGGTCGTCGTCCGCGACGCCGTGACCCGTCAGGCAGTGCTCGGCGCCCTGCTCGACGAGGTCAAGAGCGCGTACAAGGACGCCAAGACCGCCGCCGACGACCTGCTCGACAAGGCGTACAGGGCGGGCGGCACGACGAAGTTCGACGCGTTGCTTCCCGACGGGACGAAGGTCGGTTCGTCGTCCCGGCAGGGGGGCGAGCGCGAGGCCCAGGTCGTCGACGCCGAGGCGTTCCGCGTATGGGTCCGGGACACCTTCCCGACCGAGCACGTCGTCGAGTTCGTGCCCGCCCAGGTGGTCACCACCGTGCGCCCCGGTTTCGCGGGGAAGGTGCTCGCCGAGGCGACCGCCGCCGGGACAGCGAAGTACGTCGACGCGGGCACGGGCGAGGTGCACGACGTGCCCGGGGTCGAGTTGAAGCCGTCGCGGGCCGCCTCGCACCGGCTCACCTACACCCGCGGCAGCAAGGCACAGCCGGCCGGCGGGCGCGACCTGGTCGCCGCCGCGTGGCGCGCGGGCGCCCTGGTCGAGCATCTGCCCGCCCTCGCCCCCGCCGCACCGGTCACCGCGGAGGCCGAAGAGTGACGGCCGCCGTCCTCGACCGTCCGGGCACCGTCCACGTGCCCGGACAGTTGGACCACTCTCAGGCGTCGAGCCGGACCGGTTTCCCGCTCCCCGCCCGCCCGTGGAACGGCTTGACCGTCCTCGACGTGTTCTGTTGCCAGGGCGGGGCGTCGATGGGGTACTACCTCGCCGGATTCGACGTGATCGGCGTGGACAAGGAGAACCAGCCCCGCTACCCGTTCCCGTTCATCCAGGGCGACGCGGTCGAGTACATCCTCGCCCACGGCCACGAGTACGACCTGATAGCCGGATCGCCGCCGTGCCAGCGCTACACCCGCGCCCAGGTCATCCAGGGCCGGGAACACCCCGACCTGGTCGCGCCGACCCGCGAGGCCATGAAGTCCACCGGGCGCCCGTACATCATCGAGAACGTGCAGGGGGCGCCCCTGCTCGACGCAGTGCTGTTGTGCGGCGCCATGTTCGGGATGCGGACCTACCGGCACCGGCAGTTCGAATCCCCGCTCCCCCTTGGAACGCGGCTGCACCCGCGCCACCTCGCCCCCGTCGCCAAGATGGGCCGGGCCGTGCGCCCCGGCGAGTTCATGCACATCGTTGGCAACTTCACGGGCGCTGACCTCGCCCGGGAAATCATGGGCATGCCGTGGGCGAGCCGCGACGGTCTGCGCGAGGCCATCCCGCCCGCGTACGCCCAGTTTCTCGGTGCCCAGGCCGCCGAGCACATCCTCGCCGAGCGCCACGGGGCCGCCGCATGAGCGCGCCGCGCGAGGACAAGCCGCCGCCGTCCTGCGAGTACGGCCGCCCCCGGTGCCACGCCCAGCCCGCCCGGTTCTACCCGTGCGGCTGGAAGTGCGACGAGCACCAGCCGGCCCGCACCCACCGCCGCACGACCCCGTGACCGGCCCCGGGGCGAGGAGACCGACCGCGCCCTCGCCCCGGGCGCCCACCCCCGACAGGAGCGACACCCCGTGACCCTCGACGCCATGGATTGGGTGTGGACCCGCGCGAAGTCGCGCGGGAACGCCCGCCTAGTCCTGCTCGCCGTCGCCGACGCGACGACCGGCCCGGACGCCACCACGCGCATGGGCACGGCCGAGTTCATGCGCCGCCTGAACGTCTCCCGCTCGACCGCGCGGGCCGCCGTCGACGCCGCCCTCGCCAGTAAGGAACTGGTCGAGGAGGAGCCGGCCAAGGGCAGCCGTGCGACGAAGTACGTCATCCCCGGAGCCGTCGGCTACGTCCGCGGTAGGGGACCGGAATCCGGCCCCATAGCCCCGGAATCAACCGGACCGAAATCCGGCCCCCTACCGGCTACCGGGCCGGATTCCGGCCCCTCTACCGGACCGGAATCCGGTCCCGCCGAGGAGATGCCCGACACCCTCTTTGGGACCGAGATTCGGCCCCCTATGGGACCGGATTCCGGCCCCCATCACTCACCCATAGAGGGAGTGAGTGAAGGAGTGAGGGAGCGCGGGCGCGAGGTCGCAGTGATCCCGGAGTTCGCTCGCCCCCTGGTCGACCAGATCACGGCCGCCCAGATCTACCCCGCGTGGACGCTCGCCCCGGGCGAGTGGGTCATGGTGCACGCCCTGATCAAGCGATCCGGCGCCGACATGCTCGCCGCCGCCGCCGTGCAGGCCGCTCAACGGGCCCGGAACGGTGTCACTCACGCCCGGTACTTCCTGCGGGCGTGGCAGGCCCTACCGCCCGCCCCAGCGCCCGGAACCGTCCCGGCCGCCGCCCCGACCGGACCCGCCCGCGGCTCGAACGTCGTCCCGTTCCCCGGTACTGCCGGGACCGGCCGCGTCGCCCAGTCCGCCGACTACCTCGCCGAAGCCCTCGCCGCCATGGAGGCCCAGCAGTGACCCCCCGTGAAGTTGCCGCCCTGCTCGCCTACGTCGTGAAGCTCGACCCCCGTATGTCCCTCGACGACCAGGCCGCCGCCGGCGAACGCCTCGCCCAGTGGTGCGACCTGCTCAGCGACGTGCCGGCGACCGCCCACGGGTGGGACGCGGCCCGCGTCGCCCGCGACTACATCGCCCGCAACCCGTACCGCATTCAGCCGTCGGACGTGTCCCGGCCGTGGCACGCCCACAAGGCCGACGCCATGTCCCGGCACGTGGGCACGTTCGAGCCGACCGCACACCCCGAGGTCGACCCCGACGACCAGTTCGGAAACGCCTACGTCGCCGCGCTGCGCTCCGAACGCCTCGCCATCGCGTCCGGCCAGCAGGCCCCGACCTCGCACCGCGCCCTCACCGCGGGCCCGGCCGCCGCCGAGGTCGAGCGCCGCCTCGCCGCACTCGGCGAGTACATGCCGCGCACCGTCGCCCAGGCCCTCGCCGCGTACCGGCCGCAGCGCGCCGAGCGCGAACGCCTCGCCCGCGAGGACGCGCCCGACCCGCTCACCGTCGCGTGCACGTGGTGCAGCGCCCCGGAGGGCGATCCCTGCCGTGGCCGTTCCATCAACCCCCGTAACCAGCAGACCCGTTACCGCCCGATGGGCAAGCCCCACCCCTGCCGCGTCGAGGACGCGACCGCCGCCCACCTCGCCCGCCGCAACCGCCAGGAGGCACACGCATGAGCCCCACCCCGAAGCAGGCCCGCCAGCACCGCCGCAAGGCCGTGGCCGGCGACCGGACGAAGAACGTCACCCTGTGGCGCGTCGAGGCCAGTTGGGACCACCGGCCCGACGACCCGGTCGTGTTCCGCACCTCGGACAAGAAGCGCGCCCGCCGCACGGTCGACGACCTCGCGGGCAAGGGCGCATACGTGATCTTCCAAGAGCACACCGGGTGGGACACGTGGCGCACCGTGCGCGAGGTCGACGGGGCCGCCCTGGTCGCCGAACGCGACGCCGAGCAGGCCCTCGCCGCCGCCGGACACCCGCCGACCCCGCCGGCGTACCGGCCGGACGCCGAGGACCGTCACCGGACGTGGCTCGCATGGATGGACGCCCGCGCCGAGAGCGACCGCCGCACCGCCGAGCAGGCCGCGCGCGAGCAGGCCGAGGCCGACGCCCGCCGCCGACGCCTCGCCGCGGAGGCGAGCCGGCACGCCCGGTCCCTCATGAGCGCGCCGGCGATCGTCCGGCCCGAGAACCGGCAGCGCGCCCGGCACATCACCGGGGCGCAGCGATGATTCCCGCCGCCCTCGCCGTCGTCCGGGCCGCCGTCGAGAACGCGCAGCGCGACGACGTCGACCAGGTCGAGGAAGTCGTCGCCCGGATCGAGGCCGAACTACTGGCCGAGGGGTGGACGCTCGCCCCCAGCGCGTAGCGGGACAGGGGGGCGCATCCCCGGAGACAGGGCGCCCCCTTGCCTGCTAACTTTCTATCTCGGCAGGTATTTACCTGCCTTGAAAGAAACTTCCCGTAGGCGCCGCACATCCCCCGGAGGTACGTCCACATGGCCCGTAGCACCCCGGCCGAACGGTTCGCCGCCAAGACGACCACCGGCCCCGTGCCCGCCGCCCTGTCGACTCCCTGCCGCCTCTGGCCCGAGACCGCCCTCGACCGCGACGGTTACGGCCGTTTCTGGCTCGACGGCCGGTACGTCCCCGCCCACCGCTACGGCTACGAGCAGGCCCGCGGCCCCGTCGGCGCCGGCCTCGAACTCGACCACCTGTGCAGCGTCCGCCGATGCGTCGCCGACGACCACCTCGAACCCGTTGACCACCGGACCAACGTCCTGCGCTCGACCGGCCCGTCGGCCGTCAACGCCCGCCGCAAACGGTGCGTGAACGGCCACGACCTCACCGACCCCGCGGTCGTCCACATCAGCTACCCCCCGTCGCACCCCAACGGCATGCGCAAGTGCCGGGCGTGCGCCCGCGACCGCGCTCGACGTCCGCGCGAGCAGCAGCTCGCCCCCGTCGCCCAACTCCCCACCGTCAACCACCCCGAGAGGACCGCCGCGTAATGGCAGGCGAGACCGTCATCACCGTTATGGGCAACGTCGTTGCCGACCCCGAGCTGAAGTTCACCCCGTCCGGCGCCGCCGTGGCGAACTTCCGTATCGCCAACACCCCCCGCACGTTCAACCGCGACACCAACGAGTGGAAGGACGGCGACCCCCTGTTCCTGGGGGTGAGCGTGTGGCGCCAGCAGGCCGAGAACGTCGCCGAGTCCATCCGCCGCGGCGACCGCGTGATCGTCGTCGGTCGACTCACGCAGCGCCAGTACGAAAAGGACGGCGAGCGCCGTTCGTCGTACGAGATCCAGGCCGACGAGGTCGCCCCCTCGCTGCGCAACGCGTCCGCCGCCGTGACCAAGAACAGCCAGAACGGCGCCCAGAACGGCCAGCAGTACCGCCAGCAGGGACAGAGCCAGGGATACGGCCAGCAGGCCGCCCAGCAGTCCTACGGCGCACCGCAGGGCGACCCGTGGGCCAACGGCCAGTCCGCCGCAGGCCAGTGGGGCAGCGCAGTGAACGAACCCCCCTTCTGACGTCCTCGCCGCGACCGGACGCGGGCCGCCCATGCGCGCGCCCGCACGCGGATACACCCCACCACTGACACCCCGGAGGGCCCACGCCATGACCCGCATTCCCGACGCCGTCGCCGTCGCCTCGCTCGACACGCACCGCCTGATCGTCGCCGTCCCGAACGAGGGACCCGCGGAGGTGTCGTGCAACCTCCCGCGCCCCGTCGCCGCCGACATCCTGCGCCAGCTCGCCGACAGCCTCGACAGCGAGGCCGGACGCTGCGCAACCGCGCTCATCACCGGCCGGCCGTGCCCCGTGCACGACGCGCCCCGATCGCGCGCGCAGGCCGACGACCGCCGTCCGACGATGCCCCTCGACCCGTCCGACGTGCGCGCCGCCCTCGACTTCAACGCCGGCCGCGCCGACCAGGTGCTCGCCTCGCTGCGCGACGTCCTGCTCGACGTCGACGTTCCCCGCGGCCCCGAGGAAGCCCTCGCCGCCGCTCGAATCCTGCTCGACGCGCACGCCCGCCAGATAGCCGCCCTGGTCGAGGCGCACTACAGCGCCACCCGGACCCGATGGGGACTCACCCGCTCGACCCGCGGCCTGCTCACCGGGTACGAGGGCGCCCGGAAGATCGTCACCGCGTACGCCGACGGCCTCGCCGACGAGCAGGCCCTCGCCGAGGGCGCAGCAGCCGACCAGACCAAGCCGTGAGCCAGACCGCCGCGGTCGTCGCGAACCTCGCCGTCGCCGCCGTCCTGCTCGCCGCCGGGTCCCGCCTTATCGCGTGGGCCCTGTCCGGCGAGCCCGGCCGCGCCCACCACGCCCAGGAAGACCAGGAGCCCACCCCGTGAGCACCCGCACCACTCAGCGCGCGCCCAAGGGCAGCACCCGCGACCGCACCGACCGGCGGGCCGTCCTCGACGTCCTGCTCGCCCGTGCGCAGCGAGGCGCCCTGTCCCCGGCGGAGGGCGCCCTACTCGCCGAGCACGTGCGCGAGGAACAGCGCGTCGCCGACGAGAACCGCCGCGCCATGGCCGGGACGACGCAGGCCCTCGAACGGCACCGCGAGGCCGCCGACACCGAGATTCGCCGGTTGGAAGACGAGCGCGACCGCCTCGCCCGCACCGTCGAGGCCATGCACGACGGCATCAACCAGACCGCGCGCGAGGCGTTCGCCCAGCGCAGGCAGCACCGCGACGCCCTCGCCGAGCAGCGCGCCCGCGTCGACCAGGTGCTCGCCGTCCTCGCCCGCGTTCGCCACGCCCAGTCACTCGGCGACGCGCTCGCCGCCGTCGCCGAACACGACGGCCTGTCCCCGGCCGCCGCCCGGATGCACGCCCGCATCCTCGACCAGGCCGACACCGTCGAGGCCCGCCTCGCCGAGCAGCAGCGCGAGCACGAGGTCGCCCTCGCCACCGAGCACCGCCGCGGTACCGGGTGGCAACGGCACGCCCTCGCCGCCGACCACCGGGCCGACCGCTACCGGACCGCATGGACCGCCGCCCGCCGGGACCGCCGCGCCGACCGCGCCGCCATGGCCGCCGAGTTGCCCCTCGCCCAGGCCGTCGAGCGTGTGCGCGCCCTCGCGGCCCGCATGCGCGCCGGCTCGCCCCAGGGTGTCGCCGCCATCTACGCCGACCGCATCGAGCAGGCCCTCGCCGACGACCAGCGCAGCGCCAGCACTGAGCACCAGGAGCAGCACGCATGACGACCGACCGAGGCCAGCAGGCCGCCGACGACCTCGCCGCCGTCCGTGAGCAGTGGGGCGACCTGCTCGCCGCGATATCCGAGCCGCCGCGCCCGGCCGAATGGATGCCGTACGAGCGCCGCGGATTCCTCGACCAGGTCGCCGCGGAGGATCGCGCCGCCGACGAGCCGGCCGTCGGCCGCCTGCCCCTGGTCGTGCGCGAGCACCCGGCGCCGGCCAATCTGCGCGCCCTCGACGCTGCCCTCGCCGTCGAGGCCGAGGTGTTCGCCATGTGCGACGCCGTCGCCGAGCGCGTACAGCGCACCGTCGCCCGCACCGACGCCCGACTGTGGAGCCTGCCCACCGTGCGCGCCGCGGAGTGGAGGCACGGCGCCGACCGGATCGTCGACCGCGTCGGTTCCCGCGCGCACGGGCTGCACTGGGCATGCGTCTACCTCGCCGGCCGCGCCCTGTCCGAGCCCGACGGAGAGCTGTTCCGGATCACGCCCGCGCCCCTGCTCGACCAGATCGTCGCCATGGCCGGGGCCGCGCGCCGCCGCGTCGAGACCGCGCTCGGCCGCGAGGGGCGGACGCTCACGCTCGACGACCGGTGCCCGTTCTGTAAGGGCGGCACGATCACCGTGCACAACGGCGGAGGGGACCCGCGCGCCGCCGTGGCGACCTGCTCGACCGGGCCCGTGTGCCCGGCGCCCGTGGACACCGAACGGGGCCGTAGGGCGTGGCGGGGGGCCGACCTGGTCGCGTTGTGGGTCGCGATCAACGCCCGGCGCACCGTGCCCGCGTAAGCCCGGCAGACGGCCGTACATGCCCCCGGGGAGCGCTCGGCCCGGGGGCATCACCACACCCGATCACGGTTCGGTAACGCTCGCCGTAATCATTGCTGCAATGATTGCTGCAACCGCTACTGTAGGGATTCCTGACGGGCCCTCACCCCGGCAGGAACGCCGGACCTCACCCGGCGCACCACCCGCCGACACAGGAGCGACACTGTGAACGTCTACACCGCACTTCGCATGGCCGACGATCTGTCCTCGCGGATGCTCGACGCGCTGCACTTCTACGCCAAGACGAACCCCCAGGGCAGCACCGCCCGCACGAACAACGGCCGTGGCGGAGGCACGCACGGCGCCCTTGTCCGCCGTGGCCTGGTCGGTCTCGGCGTCGACGCCAACGGTCGCGCCGGCTACTTCCTCACTCCAAAGGCGTGGGCGTTCCTGCGCGCCCAGTACGGCACCATGCGCCCCGCCGACGACGGCCGGCTCGACCTCGACCAGGCCCTCGCCGAGGCGTACCCCGCCGAGCAGACCCCCGCGCCCGCCGCGCCGCGCGCCGGTGAAGTCGTCGTTCCCGGCGCCCTCGCCGACCACCTCACCGCCGAGGCCCCGGCCGACGCCGACACCCGCGCCACCCTCGACGACGCCCGCCGCGGTCGCGGCCGGACCCTGATCATCAAGCCGCGGACCGTCGCCGTCCTGCACACCATCAGCCGCGCCGCCGAGCACCTGCTCGACATTCCCGGCACCACCCGCGCCCAGCGCGCCGCCGCCCGCCAGTGGATCGAGCGCGCCGGCCACGCCCCGAACCCCGTCCAGGATGACGACCAGGCCGCCGCCGAACTCCCCTCTTTCGAAGCCCTCGCCGTCACCGTCGCGTGCCCGACGTGCCACGTGTCCACGGGCGCCCGATGCGTCACCCGCGCCGGTAAGCCTGCCCGCGAGCCGCACGGCCGCCGTGTCGAGGCGTTGGAGCAGGCCGCCGGTATTACGGAGCACCGCGCCACGGCCCGCCGCGACGCGCAGGCCCGCGGCTACACGTCGAACGGCCTCGACCACAAGGCCGAGGCCGCCCTGTTGACGGCCTACGCCGCCCGCATCAAGGCCCGCGACGCCGAGCAGGCCCTCGCCGCCGAGGCTCACCTCGACCAGGTCGAGGCCGAGGTCGACGAGCAGTTCGACCGCACCGCGCGTGCCGTCGACGCCGTCGAGCACGCCGAGCAGGTCGAGGCCGCCGTCGAGATCGTCGAGGACGCCGAAGCCCTGTACGCCGCCCAGTTGGTCACCGAGGCCGAGGCCACCGAGGGCACATGGCAGGGCGCATGGATCGGCGAGCACCAGGCCGCCGACGCCCTGTTCGACGTCGACCGGGCCGCGGAACAGGGCGCCCTGTTCGAGGGCCGCGCCGCCCACTGACCACCCGATCGGCCCGCCCTCGCCCGAGGGCGGGCCCCGACCCGACAGGAGCACCGCAGATGAGCAACGAGCAGACCCCCAGCGAGCAGCCGCCGCCCGAAACGGCCAGCGACCGCCTGGTCGCCGACATGCTCGGCCTGTTCAACAAGTACGAGCGCGAGACGGCCGCCGCCCGCGCCGCCAAGGGTGACACCAACCCGTACGACCTCGCCCCCTACGAGGACGTGCACGGCCTCACGAACGAGTACGAAGCGGCCCGCGCCAGCAAGGACCCCGGCGCCCTCGACCAGTTCCTCGACAACCTCGCGGAAGACTTCCACCTCGACGACGTGCGGGCCCTACGAACGGCCACCGCCGCCGTACAGGCCGCCATGGGCCGGATTGCCCTCGCCGCCCGCGTGAAGGGCATGAGCCCCGACCAGATCGCCGCCGAGACCGGATACACCGCGAGCCGGATCACTCAGTTCATCCGCGAGGAAAAGCAGCGCCTCGCCACCCCGTAGGCCCGCACACGAAAGCGGGCCCGCCCGGTTCCTCACAAACCGTATGGGCGGGCCCTCGCCATCCAGAGAAGGAGCGACCCAACCCCGATGGCTACCGAGCAGCGTACCCAGCGCCGAGCACGCCCGATTGCCGGCACTCGACCGACCGTCCGCCTCGACGAGCAGTTCGCCCGAGACCTCGCCGTTCTCATGCAGACCGGCGACGATCTGACGACCGCCATGCGGACAGCCGTCGGCATCGTGGCGAACATGTACCGGACCGCGTGGCACTACGAGATCGTGCCCGTCGGCACCGCGCCGACGCTCGGCCCGTACAAGTTCGTGGAGAAGCCGCCGTTCGTCGGCCCGCCGTCCCTGCCCACGGTCGACCACAACGGCCCCACGTGGACGCTCAGCAGCAGGCAGACCAGCACTGATGACGCCCGTCGGCAGCAACAGCCGCCCCGGCCGCCGCAGCGTCAGCAGGCCGGCCGACAGCCCGTCCGCCCGTAGCCGACGCGCGAGCAGCAGCAGCGCGCCCCGTCCGCCCGTTCGTCGGCAGGCGGGGCGCAGCCGTCAGCAGCCGCGCCGACCGGTCGCGGGCCCGCCCACGCGCGCGAGTTGCGCCGTGACCTTTCCGTGACCTATTGTTGGCCGCGTCTTCGGCGTGCCCGGAGACAGACGACCCCGACGCCCCGCAGGCCCACCGCCGCGGGGCGTTTTTTCATGCCCGCATCCGGGAGGCTCCGCGTGATCTTCAAAGTTCGCCCCGACACCGCCCGACTCGGCCAGGACGCCTACGAGGCGTACGCGACGGCCGTAGAGAACCGGTCCGTGAGCGGCGAGGAACTGCCCCCGTGGGTCGAGCTGACCCGCCCCGTACAGAACGCGTGGTCGCTCGCCGCCGAGGCCGTACGGCACCGCGTCGAGTTGAACGCGTAGACCGAGCAGGGGGTGAGCCATGGCCCGCCCCATCACCGACGACGACCGCCGCCGCGTCCGCGAGCTGCACGCGCAGGACAAGAGCCGGAACGAGATCGCCCGCGAGATCAACCGGTCGCCCTCGACCGTGTCGAAGATCGCCGCCGCGTGCGACCCGCCCCTCTCGTTCGACCGCGCCCCGCAGGTCGAGGCCGCGACCCGCGTCCGTACCGCCGACCTCGCCGCGCGCCGCGCCGCCCTCGCGTCCGCCCTACAGGACGACGCCGAGCGTCTACGCGGACAGCTCTGGTCGCCGACCATCTACGGCGAGTTCGCCGGCAAAGAGGGGCACTGGCAACACGTCAACCTCGAACAGCCGCGGTTCGTCGACCAACGCCAGATCATCGCGTCGGTACAGACCGCCGTCGGTACCTCGCTGCGCCTCGCGCCGGCCGAGGGTGGAGAGAACGCCGAGCAGGTGCGCAGCATGTTGGGCGCGCTCGGCGAGGCACTGACGCAGGCCGCCAACGACGACCAGGCCCACGACGACGACGGGGGCGCCGCCGGGGGGTGAGCCGCGTTGCTCGACCTCGACCGGTTGCCCCTGTCCCGTAAGCAACTCCGCAGCATCGGGCAGGCGACCGCCCGTATCAACCTGTGGCACGGCAGCGTCCGGAGCGGGAAGACGATCGCCTCGCTACTGGCGTTCGTGATCGCCGTCGCCACGGCCGGACCGTCCGGCCTGATCATCGTGGTCGGTCGGTCGCTCCAGACGATCGAGCGCAACGTGTTGGAGCCCCTACAGGACCGCGCGTTGTTCGGGCCCCTCGCCCGGCACATCGTGCACACCCGGGGCGCCACGACGGCCGTGATCCTGGGGCGCACCGTCCACCTGATCGGCGCCGCCGACGCCCGCGCCGAGGGCCGGCTACGTGGCCTTACCGCCCAGCTCGCCTACGTCGACGAGGCAACCCTGTTGCCCGAAGCGTTTTGGACCCAGCTACTCGCCCGCCTGTCCGTGCCCGGCGCGCGCCTGTACGCCACGACGAACCCCGACTCGCCGCGCCACTGGTTGAAGGTCGGATACCTCGACCGCCTCGCCGAACTGGACATGCGGGCGTGGCACTTCAAGTTGGCGGACAACCCCAGCTTGTCGCCCGAGTACGTCGCAGCGCTCGCCGCGGAGTACACCGGTCTGTGGCGAAAGCGCATGATCGAGGGCGCGTGGGTGGTTGCAGAGGGCGCCATCTACAGCGAGTGGGACGAAGACCGGCACGTCGTCGACCAACTGCCCACCATGCGCCGGCACTTCCTCGGTATCGACTACGGCACGACGAACCCGTTCTCGGCCGTCCTGCTCGGCATGGGCGACGACGACCGCCTGTACGCCGTGGCCGAGTGGCGATTCGACTCCCGCACCGCGCACCGGTCCATGACCGACGCGCAGTACAGCGCCGCCGTCCGGAAGTGGCTCGCCGACTACCGGCCGCCCGACGCGGGCCCCGGGGCCGGCAAGGGCGTGATGCCCGAGTGGACGTTCGTTGACCCGAGCGCGAAGTCGTTCAGTACCCAGCTTTGGCACGACGACCACCAGGGCGTAGCGCGCGCCGACAACACGGTCGCCGACGGCATCCGATCCGTGGCCGCCCTGTTCGCCGCCGACCTGTTGCTCGTACACCGGTCCTGCGAGGGACTGCTCGGCGAACTGCCCGGTTACTCATGGGACCCCAAGGCGAGCGAGCGCGGCGAAGACGCCCCGTTGAAGGTCGACGACCATTCCGTCGACGCGCTGCGCTACGTGATCCACTCGACCGCCCACGAGTGGCGGCACCTACTCGCCCAAGCCGCCTAGGAGGTCGCCGCCGTGGCATCCACCCCGCCCCTGTCCACCGTCGTGCACCTCCCCGTACGCCTCGACGTCGCCGGCCACGTGGCCGAAGTCGGAACGATCGAACTCGACACCGGCAAGCCCACATGGCCGCAGGTCGCCGACGCACTGCGCGACCTCGCCGACGCCCTGGTCGCCGCCGCCGACTCCCGGCCCGACGAGGACGACGACCAGGAGGTGAGCACCGATGGCACTGCCTGACGCCGGCGCAGCGTGGCCGCCCCCGCAGTGGGCGCCGTACTACGCCGAGATGCGCACCGATGACGCCTGGTACTCCGGGGACCGCCGCCGGATCGCCCGCGCGTGCGGCGAGGAGGAAACGGCGCAGCACCGCCGGGGCCCGTGGAACCGTCGCCGCGAGCAGCCGCGCCGGACCCGGCACCGGCTGCACGTGCCGATGCCGTCGGATATCGCCTCGACGTCCGCCGACCTGCTGTTCGGCGACATGCCGACGATTAAGGTCACGGACAAGACGACTCAGGAACGCCTCGACGTCCTGGTCGACGAAGGGCAGTTGCAGCAGGTCTTGCACGGCGGAGCCGAGCAGGGTTCCGCCCTGTCCGGGGTCTACCTGCGTTCCACGTGGGACCGCGACCTAGTCGACCGGCCGATCCTGTCCGTCGTGCAGCCCGACAACGTCGCCCCCGAGTTCCGATGGGGGATGCTGCGCGCCGCCACCCTGTGGCGTGACCTCCCCGGCTCGACCGCCTCGACGATCTTCCGACACGTCGAGCGGCACGAGGTCGGGCGCATCCTGCACGGCCTGTACGTGGGCACCCCCGACAACTTGGGGCGTGCCGTTCCCCTGTCCGAGCACCCCGAGACGGCCGACCTGGTCGGAAGTCTCGGCCCGGACGGGGTGAGCGTCGACACGGGCATCCGCGACCTGACGATCAGCTACGTTCCGAACATCGGGCCCAACCGGCTGCACCGGGCAAGCCCCATGGGGCGTAGCGACTTCCAGGGCATCCGCGACCTGTTCGCCTCGCTTGACGACGTGTGGACGTCATGGATGCGCGACATTCGCCTCGCCCGCGCGCGGCTGATCGTCCCTGACGGGTACCTCCGTGACTACGGGGCCGGACAGGGAGCATCGTTCGACGACGACCGCGAGGTCTGGCACTCGCTGCGCATGCCGCCCACCGAGGGCAACGGCATCACGCTGAACCAGTTCGAAATCCGAGTCGACGAGCACCAGCGCAGCGCCGAAGCGCTCATGCGGCAGGCCGCCCAGTCCGCCGGCTACAGCGCCCAGTCGTTCGGCCTCGACGGCGGAGGTCAGCCGATCACCGCGACCGAGGTCGACAGCCGCGACGCTCGGTCCATGGTGACCCGAAAGAAGAAGACCGGGTATTGGCGGAACCCCCTCGCGCACAGCCTGCACGTTCAGTTGCAGCTCGACGCCGTGCACTTCGGGCAGCGCATCACGCCCGAGCGCCCAACGGTGGCGTTCGGCGACGGGGTCGCGGAGTCCGAGCAGAACACGGCGACCACGCTCGAACTGTTGCAGCGCGCCGGGGCCGTGTCGACCGCGACCAAGGTCCGATGGCTGCACCCCGAGTGGGAAGACGGACAGGTCGACGCCGAGGTCGCCGCGATCCTGCGCGAGACCGGCGCCGCGGACATGGCCGACCCCGGCGGGACGTACCCCCTCGCCGCGTAGGACGACCGGGGGGTGAGCCGTGCCGATTCACCCGGGCATGGTCGAGGATCTGGCCTCGACGACGCGCGACCTGTACGCGGGCGCCGAGGAACGGCTGTTGAGCATCATCGCGCAGCAGCTCGCCGCCGGCCTCGAAGCGCCCGGGTGGGTCGAGGCCAAGCTCGCCGCCGTGCAGCAGGTGCGCCGCGCCTCGCAGGCCGTCGTCGACGAGTTGGCCAAGGCGACCACCCTCGAAGTGTTCGACGCGGTCGCCGAGGCGTACAACGTCGGGCACCGGTCCGCGGTCGCCGAAGTCGGCGCCCTGTCCGACGACGCCCGCCGCCTGGTCGACGACCGCTTGCCGAACGCGCAGGCCGTCGACCGCCTCGCACAGGAAGCCGTCGACGTCGTCACCGCGACGCACCGCGGCATCCTGCGGGCCGTCGTCGACACCTTCCGCGCCGTCGTCTCCCGCGTCGCCGCTACGCCCCTGCTCGGCACCGGCACCCGCCGGCAAGCCGTGCAAGACGCGCTGCGCCAGTTCGCCGACGCCGGTATCCGGGCGTTCGTCGACAAGGCCGGCCGCCGCTGGTCGCTCCCCTCGTACGCCGAGATGGCCGTACGGACGGCGACCGCACGGGCCGCGACCGAAGCGCACATGCGCACGCTCGCCGAGCACGGCGTCGACCTGGTCGTCGTCTCCAACTCGCCGCGCGAGTGCCCACTCTGCCGACCGTGGGAGCGCACCGTACTGACGATCGGTGGCCCGTCCGGGCCGCGGACGGTCGAGGTCGAGCACGCCGTCGAGGACGGCCGCATGGTCCGCGTGGACGTCGCCGGCAGCCTCGACGAAGCGCGCGCCCGAGGGCTGCAACACCCCAACTGCCGGCACAGCGTGTCCGCGTACACCCCGGGTCTGACCACGGTGGAGGACGCCGAGCCGGACCCCGAGGGATACGAGGCCGGACAGCGACAGCGCGCCATCGAGCGGAACATACGCAAGTGGAAGCGCCGCGAGGCCGTCGCCACCAGCCCGGCCGAGAAGCGCGCCGCCGCCGCCAAGGTGCGGGCGTGGCAAGGCAACATGCGCCAGCACCTCGCCGACCATCCCGACTTGCGCAGGCTCAGGCACCGCGAGCAGCCCGGGGCGGGGAACCTCCCCGAGAAGCGCCCGCCGCTTGCGCCCGAGCAGGTCGAGCGCGCCCGCGTGTGGTCGGGCGACGAACGCACGTTGCGCGAGATGGACGACGACCAGCTCGCCGCCGCGCTGCGGACGCCGCTCGACGACCGCGCCCGCCGGCGGATCGAGGCCGAGGCAGACCGCCGCGATACCGAGGCCCTGCTCGACCGCGCCGCCCCCGGCGGACGTCTGGCCGACGACCTGCTCGGCCTGTCCGACGACGACCTCGCCCGCGTGTGGTCGCACGTCGACGACCGCGACCGTGTGCGGATCATGGCGGAGACCGACCGTCGCGACCGCGCCGGCCAACTCCCCGACGTCCGGCCCGACCTGGTCGGTCTGTCCGACGAACAGCTCGCCGCCCGCTACCGCGCCGCCGGCGACGGACCGGAGGGCGCAGCGATTGCCAGGGAGGCCGCGCGCCGCGACCTGCTCGGCCGCCTGTTCCCCGGCGGGAACCTGCTCGACGACCTCGCCGCCGCCGGCGACGACGACCTCGCATGGGCCATGCAGTACGCCGACGAGCGCGAACTGTTGCGCATCGCCGGCGAGATGGACCGCCGCGACCGCATCGAGCTACCGCCGCCGGCCGCCACCGGGAACGCCGTCGACGACCTGCTCGCCGACCGCGACGCCCTCGCCGAGACCATGGGCGAGCGCACCCCAGACCCGGACGCATGGGGCGCCCTCGACGACACCCCACCGCCGGCCGCCGACGCGTCATTCTGGGACGACCTGAAACGGGCCGCCGCCCGCCTGTACCGGGACGACGGCGACCACGACGAGCGGCACAAGATCACCCGCCGCGAGGCCCGCGCCCTGTATGACGAGTACGTGTATCGGCAGTACCTCGCCGCCGAGGACGCCACAAACGGGTACCTGCTCAACAAGGCCGCCCAAGCCGCCGGCCACAACCCGGCAACGCTGTTCAGCGGTCCGGCCCGCATCGCGTACGCGCGCGCGTCGGACGAGCTGAAAGAGTGGTGGGCCGAACACGGGCGTCTCACACAGGCCGAGTTCATCGAGCAGGTGACCGGCAAGGCCCAGCGATGGGCCGACGGCGCCCGTAAGAACGAGTCCGACCACCAGAACAAGAGGTGACCCCATGGGCGCGCGCGAGGACATCGTGAAAGCCACCGCCGACGGCCGCGAGGCCGGCGAGCGGGGCGACCCACCGACCGTGTGCCCGCACCCCGGAACGTCGACGCTGCGGACCGCGTGGATACGCGGATACGCCCGCGCGCGACCCGTCGCCGACGAGGTCGACCAGGACGTCGCCGACTAGCTGAACACCGAGCACCACCCCGGAGGGGGCCCGCCAGGAGCGGGCCCCCTTTTTCGTTGCCCGCATCCGGCCGGCGCCAGGCGCGCACGGCCCCTGACACCGTCCCAGGAGGACCCGTGTCGACTCCCACCCCCGCCGCTCCCGCCGCCCCGGCCGCGCCGCAGACTGCCCCGCAGGGCGCCCCGCAGACACCCCAGGCACCCCAGGCCCCGCAGCAGCCGCAGACGCCCCAGGCGCCCGCGCAGGCCCCGCAGCAGGGCGCCCCGCAGACTCCCGCCCCGCAGACCCCGGCCGCGCCGGGGGGCGAGCCGCAGGACGTCGCGTCGCTTCCCGAGTGGGCCCAGAAGATCATCCGGGACACCCGCGCCGAAGCCGCGGACTACCGCACCCGCTACCAGGCCGCCCAGCCCCAGCAGCCGGCCGCACCGCAGGCCCCGGCCGCGCCCGTTCCGCAGCAGTCGGCGCCCGCGGCCGACGGCGACGTCGCCCGACTCCCGCAGTGGGCGCAGCGAGCCGTGACCGACGGACAGGGCGCAGCGCAGCAGCTCGCCTTGCAGACGGCCGTGATCGCCGCCGCCCCGGCCGCGGGCGCCGACGTCTCCCGCCTGCTCGACTCGCAGGCCGCTATGCGCGCGCTCGCTGCCATCAACCCGGCCGACCCCGCCGCGGTGAAGCAGGCGATCGAGGGCGTGCTCACCACTCACCAGCACCTCGCCGCGGTCCCGCAGACCGCGCCGAAGGGTGGCGCCGACTTCGGCACCCCGGGCCCCGGAGCCGTCACGGCCGAGCAGTTCGCCGCCATGTCGTACGCCGAGCGCGTCGACCTCCACCAGTCCGACCCCGAGACGTACCGGCGCCTCGCCGGTTCCTGACCCGCCCGGCGACCACGCCGGGCCCCCAACCGCCCGGCGACCGCGCCGGAGAGAGTGAGCACTGACACCCATGGCCAAGACCACCAGTGCCGCGATGATCGTCCCCGAGGTCTGGGGCGACATGGCACAGGCCCAGTTCGTCGGGAAGGTCCGCGTCGCCGGATCGTCCGCCGTCGTCGAGGACAACACCCTTGAGGGTGCCCCCGGCGAGGAGATCGAGTTTCCGAAGTGGGGTGCGCTCGGCGACCTCGACGAACTCGACGAGGCAACCCCCATGACCCCCGTGGCCATGTCGACCAGCTCGGCCAAGGCCGTGATCAAGGAGGTCGGTAAGGCCGTCGAGATCACCGACAAGGCCAAGCTGGTCAGTCTCGGCGACCCGGAGGCCGAGGCCCGCCGGCAGTTCGGCGTACTGGCCGCGCGCAAGGTCGACGCCGACCTGATCACCCAGGCCCAGGCCGACGAGACCGCGCTCGGCGGGGCGAACCCGCTCCGCTTCAACGCGGGCGCCGGCGTCACCAAGTTCTCGTGGCTCGGCGCCGTCGTCCCGACGATCGCCATGTTCGGCGACGAGTGGGAGCCGTCCGACTTCGCCGGCCTGTACCTGAACAGCGCGCAGTACGCCGACGCGCTCGCCGACGACCAGTTCGTGAACGCCGCCAAGCTCGGCAACGGCGCGTCCGCCGCGGTGACCGGCAGCATCGGCCGTATCGGTGGCGTGTCCGTCTTCCTGACGAACCGCGTCGCCGCGGGCAAGTTCCTGCTCATGAAGAACGGCGCGCTCGGCCTGCTCTACAAGCGCCGGCCGCTGGTCGAGTCCGACCGCGACATCCTCGCGCGCTCCAACGTCGTGACCACGACCCTGCACTACGCCGTCAAGCGACTGGACGACAAGGGCGTCGCGGTCGGCACCCTCGCCACCACCTGATCAGGAAGGAGGGCACCGCCGTGATGCTGCGCCGCTACCACCAGCCGCCGGACGACGATCCGGACGGCACGGAGACCGAGACCGACGCCCCGCAGGCAGACAAGCCCGCGGGGCGTTCGCGTTCCCGGACCAAGAAGGAGGACTAGGCCGTGCCCCGGATCTACGCGACGCCCGAGCAACTGAGCGCGTGGACCGGGCAGCCGGCACCGGAGGGCGCCGAGCGCCTGCTCGCCCGTGCGAGCGAGGACGTCGACGACGCCCTGTTGTGCGCCGTCTATGTCACGGACGCGGCAGGCATGGCGACCGACCCGGCCGTCGTGCAGGCCCTCGCGGACGCCACGTGCGCGCAGGTCGAGTACCAGCTCGCCACGGGTGATGACGGCACCGGAGCGGCCGGCCGATGGGGCAGCGTCTCTATCGGCCCCGTGTCGCTCGGCGACCGCCGGGACGCCCCGGCCGCCGTCGGCGACCTCGACCTCGCCCCCCGCGCACACCGCGCGCTCCGCCGCGCCGGCCTGCTCCCGGGGGTGATCTGGTGAGGGTCCCCGCCTACCTGCTCCGTCACCGGGTCACCGTCGAGCCGTATCTCGGCGACGGCGCGTACGGGCCGCAGTACGGGCCGCCCGTCGCGGACGTGCCCGCCCTGGTGTCCGGGGCCCGCAAGGTCACCCGGGACAGCACCGGCGCCCAGGTACTCAGCACGGCCCAGGTGATCGCCGCCCCGGACCTCGACTGTCCGGCACGCTCACGCCTCACCCTGCACGACGGCCGGACCACCACGGCAATCAGCGTCGCCCACCACACCGCGCCGGGACTGCCCGTGCCCGCCTGTACGGAGGTGATGTGCGAGTGACCGCCCGCGCCCGCCTCACGTGGAACACCGCCGCCGCCGTCCGCGGCACCCGCGCCGGCGCCGTCCGCGGCCTACGCCTCGCCGCCGAGCACGTGCTCGAACGCGCCCGCGCCCGCGTGCCGATCGAAGAGGGCACCCTCGAACGCTCCGGAGTCGCATCCGTCGACGAGTCGTCCCTGACGGCCGGCGTCAGTTTCGACACCCCGTACGCCGTCCGCCAGCACGAGGACATGACGTTGCGGCACGACTCCGGGCGCACCGCGAAGTTCCTCGAAGACCCCTTGACCGAGGAAGCCGGCGCCGTCGAGGAGATCATCGCGGCCCAGGTGCGGAGGTCGCTCCGTGGCTGACCTGCTCGACGGCCTCGCCCGGTATCTGCACGGCCTCGACCTGCTCACCTACGACTCGACCGGCCTCGCCGGCGACACGTTCGTCGAGACGATGCCGCCCAGCCCCGACCAGGCCGTCGCCCTGTCCCTGTACGACGGCACCCCGCCGCAGGCCCGCGACGACGCCGACACCCCCCGCCTACAGGTGCGCGTACGCGGCACCGCCGACCCCCGCGTCTCCCGCGCCCGCTGTACGGCCCTGTACCGCGCGCTGCACGGCCTCGCCGGCGTCGAGCTGCCCGACGGCACACACCTAGTCCTCGCCGCGGCCCGCGGCACCCCGGCCCCGATGGGGACCGACAGCACCGGCCGGCACGAGCACGTCGTGAATTTCGACCTCGACGTGACCGGCCCCACCGACACCCCGTAAGGAGGCCCGCCCCATGGCAGGCACGAGCAGGCCCATTGACGCCCGCGGCTGGATTTTCCAGGTCGAGGACACCGGAGCCACCCAGGAAACGTGGCTTCCGATCGCCGGACTCACCACGTTCACGCACAACCCGGGCGAGAACGAGGAGACGGCCGACACGACCGCGTTCGACTCGGAAGGCCACTACGAGCAGGACGTCATGCAGCGCGGCGCGACCCTCGAACTCGAAGGACAGTTCCGCATCGACAAGACCACCAAGGCCCAGGACGCCGGACAGGCGTATGTCGACGGCGAATGGTCCCAGCGACTCGGCATCGACTCGCGGAACGCCGTCCGGTGGCGGCACGAGACACAGACCCAGTGGGTCGTGTGGGAGGCCACCGTCACGCCCGGCGAGCAGGGCGGAGGGACCAACGAGAAGACGAGTTGGTCGGCGACGATCACCCGTTGCGGAGCCCCGACCACCGCGGCGGTGTCCGGCTGATGACGACCGACACCACGGCGTACGACGACGACCTCGACGAGCAGGCGCCGGCCGTTGGCGACCCCGCCGACTTCGACGCGTTTTTCGCCGAGCAGGACACCAGCCGTCCCCGGCAGGCGTTCACCCTGTACGGCACCCGCTACGTGCTCCCCGACTCCCTGCCCCTGATGTTCACCTTGCAGGCCGAGCGCGTGCAGGACAGCAACGACCCCGCGGACGTCCGCAAGATGCTGGGGACCCTGTTCGGGGGCGACACCCTCGACGTGTGGGCCGAGGCCGGCATGACCGACCGACAGTTCGGGATCGTGCTCATCTACTCGGCCGCCAACGTGCGCACCCCGGGCAGCGTGACCATGGAGCGCGCCGCCGAGCTGCACGACGACCAGGAGCGCGCCCGCGCCGCGGGAAAAGCCCCGGCGCCGAACCGGGCGGCGCGCAGGGCGAAGCCGAAGAACGGGAAGCGGCGGAGTTCTGGCAAGCGGTAGTCCGCCACTGGGGCGCCATCGAGGGCGACCTGTCCCGCGAACACCAGGTGCGCGCCGATGAGTTGGCCGCCATGACGACCCGCCGGTTCGTCGCCCTGGTCGGCGCCCTGTCTCCCGACTCCCGGTTCGCCCGCGCGTGGCGACGCACACCGCGCCGCGCCGACTCCCCCGAGGACATAGCCCGGATCACGGGCCTACCGGCCCAGTAGCACCCGCACGCCCGGCACCACGGCCGGCACCACCCAAGGAGGTGAGGCCGTGGCGTTGACCGTGGGCGAACTGCTCGCCACGATCACCGTTGACGAGTCCGGGGTCGAGGGCGGCCTGTCTCGCGCCGAGCAGGCCGTACGCGCGTCCGCGACGACCATTTCATCCGACGCCGAGCGCGCAGGCCGCCAGGCCGGCGACGCACTCGGCGACGGCCTCGCCACGACCGCCGCAAGCGCAGTGCGCGACGCCGGCGGAGACGTGGTCGACGCCGGCGGAGACGTCGGCGAGGCGACCGGCGGAAGTCTCCGGGAACGCCTGTCGTCGAGCCTGAAAGTCGGCCTCGCCGGAATCGGCGTAGCCGCGGGCGCCCTGCTGATGACTGGCTTCGGCCAGGCCCTCGAACAGGGGCAGATCACCGGCCGACTCGGCGCCCAGCTCGGCGCCACCCCGGCGGAGGCCAAGAAGTACGGCGAGATAGCCGGCGCGATGTACGCCGACGCCGTCACCGAGGATTTCCAGGGTGCAGCCGACGCGATATCGGCGACCATGCGCGCGGGTATCGCCCCGCCGGGCGCGACCAATGCGCAAATCCAGAGCATCGCAACGAAGGTCAGTGACCTTTCGAGCACGTTCGAGCTGGATCTCGGCCAGACCGCGAATGCGGTCGGGCAGATGCTCAAGACCGGACTTGCGAAGAACGGCACGGAGGCCCTTGACGTACTGACCAAGGGTCTGCAAAACATGGGCCCGCGGGCCGACGATATCGCGGATACGTTCAACGAGTATTCGACGATTTTCCGGAACATCGGCCTTGACGCGACAACGGCCACGGGCCTTATGTCGCAGGGTCTACAGGCGGGCGCGCGCGATACCGACGTCGTCGCGGACAGCCTTAAAGAATTCCTGCTGACCGTTCAGGCCGGCGGGCCGGACGTCGATAAGGCTTTCGCGTCCATCGGCCTGAACGGCAAGGAAATGCAGGCCGCCTTTACGGAGGGCGGGCCGAAAGCGTCGGCAGCGCTCGACAAGGTCTTTGACGCCATGCGGCAGATCAAGGACCCGGCCGAGCGCAACGCCCTTGCCGTATCGCTTTTCAAGACCAAGTCCGAGGACATGCAAGCAGCGCTGTACGCGCTGGACCCGTCCAAGGCAGTCGACACCCTGGGGCAGGTCGGGGGCGCCGCGGGCAAGATGGGCGACAGCCTGCGCGACAACGCGGGCGCCAAGATCGAGGCGTTCAAACGGGGCGCCATGCAGACGCTCACCGAGTTCATCGGTGGCACCGTTCTGCCTGTCCTGTCCTCCCTGTTCTCGTTCGTGAGCGAGCACTCAGGGGTTTTTACCGCCCTCGCCGCGGTAATCGCCGCCGTTGTGATTCCGGTGATCACCGCACTCGGAATTCAGTCGCTCATTGCGGGCGCGCAGATGGCGCAAGCGTGGATCGTCGCCATGGGCCCGATCGGATGGGTCGGCCTCGCTATCGCCGCCCTGGTCGTCCTGATCGTCGCCTATTGGGACGACGTCAAAAAGTGGACGCTCGCCCTGTGGGATTGGTTCGTCGATAAGATCGTTTGGGCTAAGGATATGGCGATTAACGCCTTCCTGAACTTCACGCTTATCGGTCTACTGATCAAGCATTGGGCGACTATCAAATCCGGCGCCATTGCCGGATGGAATGCCGTAGTGAATTGGGTCAAGGGCGTTCCGGGGTGGCTGTATAACGCCTTCCTCAACTGGACGTTGCTCGGCCTGATCATCAAGCATTGGTCCGCGATCAAAACGGCCACGGTCAATAAGGCCGGGGAAATGGTCACGTGGGTGCGCGGTCTGCCGAAGCGGATTTCCGACGGAATCGGATCGCTAAAGCAACTGCTGTACGACAAGGGAACCGACGTCGTACGCGGCCTATGGAACGGCATTAAGTCCATGGGATCGTGGCTCAAATCCACGTTGATCAGTTGGGCTAAGGACCTGATTCCGGGGCCGATTGCAAAGGCACTCGGAATTCACTCGCCGTCCAAGGTCATGGCCAAGAGCGTTGGCCGCTGGATTCCCGCCGGCGTCGTCAAGGGCATCCGGTGGGGACAGGCCGCCCTCGACCGGACCATGTCCAACCTGATCACCCCGCCCGCCGTCCCGGCCCTCGCCGGCGCCCCCGCGGGCGCCCTCGCCGCGCCGTCGAGCGGAGTGCACATCGAGCACTGGCACGCCGCCGAGAACGGCTCACCGGACGACAACGCGAAGGCCCTTGCGTGGCTCGCCAAGGCAAGGGGGTGACCATGGCTGAACTTGCAGCGTTCAGCGCCGCGGGCGCCCTGGTCACCCGCCCCGGCCATGTCCAGTACGGCGACCTGCTGCTCGGCCCCGGCACGCCGTACCGGTGGAAGACGCTCACCGGGTGGGAAGACCTCCCGCCGCTCGACTCAGGCACGGTCGAGCGGGCCGACGCGCACGGGGCGTTCCCCGGGCAGTTGCTCGCTCAGTCCCGCACGGTGGGCGTCGACGGCCTGATGGTGCGCGCCCCGCGCGCGCAGATCGGCGAGGTCGTCGGCGCCCTGTCCGCGGCGACCGCGCCGCGCCTCGACGAGATCCCTCTCGTGGCGTGGCTCGACGAGCGCGGGCCCCTGCTCGCGTTCGCCCGAGCGACCCGGCGGGCCGTCCCAACGACGCTCGGATACCGGGTCGGGACGATCACGGGCGGGGCGATCGAGTGGGTCGCCACCGACCCCCGCCGGTACGCCCTCGCCGAGCAGTCCGTACGGGCCATGCTCCCCGTGTCCGAGGACGGCCTGAAGTGGGAGGCCGCGGAGGTCGAGGTACTGCCCGACGACCAGGCCGACGGTATCGGCGAGGTCTGGCGATGGTGGTCCGACGGCGATCCGGTCATCACCGGGAACGGCACGGGCCCCGTGTCCGTGCAGCCGCTCACCGCCGCCGGCGAACTGGTGTGGTCCGCGGAGGCCAGCAACTACGGATGGGCCGTCGCCGCCGGGCAAGAGGTGACGTTCGCCGCGGACCTCGCCGCCCGGACGGCCGCCCTGATCACCCTTCGGTGGTGGACCGCGGCCGGCGCGCACGTCGCCGACTCGACCAGCGCGTCGGGCGCCGCAGTGTTCACCGCCGCCGCCCCGCCCGGCGCCGCGTTCGTACAACCGGTCGTCACCTTCCCCGCCGCCCTCGCCGCACCGGTCACGGTCGGAACGTCCTCGCTACGCATCAGCACCACGGCGGGTGTGCTCGCGTGGCCGCTCAACTTCGGCACCCCAGGCAGCACCGGCCGCCTGTCCGCCGTCAACACCGGCACCGCGGAGACTCACCCGGTCGTCGAGTTCCGGGGCCCGGTCGCCATGCCGAGCCTGACGAACATCACGACCGGCGACGTTCTCGAATACGACCTTCCCCTCGCCGCCGGCGACGTCCTGGTCGTCGACACGCAGGCCGGCACGGTGACGCTCAACAGCACCGCCTCGCGGCTCTACACCGCGACGAGCAGGTCGGTCCCCGAGCAGACGTTCACGTTCCCGCCCGGCACCACCCCCCTGATGTTCCGCGCCGCGCCCGGCAGCAACGACCCGGCCGCGTCCGTCGCCGTGCGCTACCGCGCCGCCTACTGGTAAGGAGACACCGCCCGTGACCGTGCGCCCCGCATGGCTGCTGCCCCTGGGGCAGACCAGAGAAGACACGCGGCTCGCGCCCGTCGGCACGTGGTCGCCCGAGAACGAGATACGCACCCGCGACGGAGTGATCCCCGGCGGGAACCCGTTCGCCGCAACCGGCGCCGGCGCCATGTCCCTACAGGTGGGTATCGGCCGCGCCGCCGTACAGGGCACGACCGCGCAGGGCGCGTACCCCGTCGCCGTCGACGCCCCCGAGACCGTCACGTTCACCGACGGGAGCGCCCAGTTCGCGCGAATCGACTCCGTGATCCTGCGCGTGTACGACGGCCTGTTCGACCAGAGCGACAACGCCCTCGCCCGCATCGAGATCGTGCAGGGCGAAGCCACCGCCACCCCGACCGCGCCGACCCTGCCCGCCTGCTCGCTGCGCCTGTGGGACGTCACCGTGCCCGCCGGCGCGTCCGCGGGCGTGGGCGGGATCAACTGGACAAGCGCCCTCGCCGACCGGCGACGGTTCACCGCCGCCGTGGGCGGCATCCTGCCGCAGGGTTGGGGACTGTCGTTCGACGGCGCGTACGAGGGGCAGTTCCGGGACGCCGACGGCACCCTCGAACGCTGGAACGCCACCACCGACGTATGGGAGACCTACCGGCCGCCCGAGCGCGCCGTCGAGACGACCAGCGGCGGACTGACCACGGCGAGCGGCTGGTCGCTCAGTTCCTTCAACGCCCGCCGCCGGAACGGGGTGGTGCAGATCCTCGGCACGTGGTCGCGCACCGGGGCGACCCTGCTCGCAAACCCCAACCTCGCCGACACCCTGGTCGCCACGCTGCCCACCGGGTGGCGCCCGGTCCTGCTGGTCGAGGCGACCGCCGCGAACGGGTACGGCGTCGGCGCGTGCGCCGTCGGGGCCGACGGCCTGATGACCATACGTTCATGGGCCGGAGGCGGACCGACCCGCACCGACAACGCCCTCGAAAAGGACACGAACTTGCGGATCTCCGCGACGTTCGTGCAGTAGGGGGGCCGCGCGTGCAGACCCCGTACCGGTTCCTGTTCACCGACCTACGGTCCGACCAGGTCGTCGACGCGCTGCACGTCCAGGGCGTCGCCCTCGACGACTACATAGGCAAGACCGGCCGGCTCACCGGCAACATCCCCATACCGAACCGCGAGATCGCCGAGCGTGCCCGCCGCGCCCTGCTCCCCGGCCGTACCGGGGTGTGGGTCGAGCGCGGGCGCGAGATCTGGTGGGGCGGCATCCTGTGGACACTGTCCCTGTCCAGCTCGCCCCGGGGATTCCTTACCGCCGCCATCCAGTGCGGCGGGTGGGAGTCCTACCTGTACCGTCGCCTGTTGCTCGACACCCAAGTCGCCCAGCAAGTCGACCAGTTCGACATCGTGCGCGGCCTGCTCGACTACGTGCAGTCGACCCCCGGCGGGAACATCGGGATCACGTACGACGGCGAGCCGTCCGGCGTCGCCCGCGACCGCGAGTTCTCCCGGTTCGACCTGCCATGGGTCGGCGACCTGGTCGACCAGCTCGCCGCCGTCGAGGGCGGTTTCGAGTGGCGTATCGCCAGCTACCGCGACAACGACGGACGCCGAGTCAAGCGCCTGATCCTGGGACACCCCGTCATCCGCACCGGGGCCGCCGAGATCGTGCTCGACCACCCGGGCCCGATCCTCACGTACACGTGGCCGCACGACGCGTCCGGCCTCGCCAACGGATGGCAGTCCCGCGGCGCGACCATCAACGGCAACCAGGCCGCCGAGTCGTACCCGCTCATTTCCGAGCGCCTGGTCGCCGACGACGACCTCGCCGCAGGGTGGCCGCGCCTCGACGGATCGTCCGACTACACCACCGTGGAGCAACAGACCACCCTCGACGAGCACGCGCGCGCCGACTGGAACGCCGCCCGGCGCCCCGTGCAAATCCCCGAGGTCGAGGTGTTGCTCGGCAGCAACATCACGCCCGCCCTGCTCGGCGCGACCGTCCGCGTCCGCATCCGCGACCTGTGGCACCCCGACGTCCTCGACGCCCGATACCGCGTCGTCGGCATGTCCATCAACCCGCCCGAGCGAGGCCGCCCCGAGACGGCCAAGCTCTACTTGGAGGTAGCCGCCTGATGGCGTACGTCCCGCAAGACGTCCTCGACCGCCTCGCCGCCCTCGAACGCGAGGTGCGCACCCTCCGTGGCCGAGCGCAGATACGCCCCGCCATGAACCAGATCCTCGCCGGCGACGTCCGGATCGGCGAGGGCGGGCGCCTGATCTGCGAGGCCCCCGACGGAACGCGCATCTTCATGACCGGCCAGACACCGGAAGGCGACTGGGCCGTCGGCATGGCCCGCGCCACCGGAGGCACCCCCGCCCTGACCGTGGGCGACGAGTCCGGCGTCGCCGGCCAAATGATCCGCATGTGGAACCGCGCCGAAGGCAACGAGTCCGACGTGATCGTGATGGACGACGGTTTCGCCGACCAGTTCCTCGGCCGGCCGTCCATGCCGATCCCGATGCAGTCGACCGCCGGCCAAGAGACCAGTAACACCGCCCTGACGACCGCATGGACCGGCGCAACGCGCCTGATGAATGCCGTCCTGTATGCCTCGTTCGAGACGTACACCCCCGCGGGCGTCACCGCCACTGTGCAGTTCGAGGACAACGACGGCGTGATCGAGTCATGGACGGCCAACACCTCGAACGGCTGGACCGCTCACGAGATCACCAAGCCCGTGCGCGGCAAGTTCTTCGACCACCGCAACTACCGGTTGAAGCACAACGTCAAGACCGGTTCCGGCGCCATCCGCACGAACTGTCTCGGTGTCTACACCCGGAACACCTTCAGCGCGTCGGAGGCCCCCCAGTGAGCACACCCACCGCCCCGGACCCGGAGTCGAGCGGCTTCCTGCCCGCTCCGGGCCGCGACCCCATGACCATGACCCCGCCGAAGTTGGAGGCCGCCACCGATGCCCCTGCCCGAGTCGATTCCCACAGTCCGGGTGACGGGCCGGTATCTCCTCCCTGACGGAACCCCCCTCAGTGGGCAAGTCGTGTTCCGGGCCCCCAGCCTGATCACCTTCCCCGACTCCGACGTGATCCTCGGCGGGCCCGTTACCGCGCCCCTCGACGCTCAGGGCGCGTTCGCCGTCACCATCCCAGCCACCAACGCCCCCGGCATGAACCCGACCGGCTGGTCGTACAGCGTGGCCGAACAGCTCGCCGGCGTACAGATGAACCGCGTCTATCAGGTGTTGCTACCCGCGGAATCCCCGGCCGTCGACATCGCCGACATCGCGCCCACCGACCCGACGACGCCGACCTACGTCGCCGTGCGCGGTGACTCCGCGTACGAGGTCGCGGTGAAGGCCGGTTTCGTCGGCACGGTCGCCCAGTGGCTCGCGTCCCTTGTCGGCGCCCAGGGCGTCAAGGGCGACACAGGAGCGACCGGCCCGGCCGGCGCCCAGGGCGTCAAGGGCGACACCGGAGCCCAGGGCCCGACCGGCGCCCCGGGAGTCGTGCAGTCCGTCAACGGCAAGTCTCAGGCCGCGGTCGTCCTCGCCGCCGCGGACGTGGGAGCCGTGGCCAACAACGGCGGATACAGCCGCATGGACGGCACGTTGCACGTCGTCTACGCCGGCACTCAGGCCGACGTTTTCAAGGCGTCGGATGCGGCACAGGCGAAGTACACCGCCGTCAACAAGAACGCGGAACTAGTCACCAACGCGACCGCCACGTTCACCGACGCGCGAATCGGCGGCACGGGCGCCACGCTCGGCGGAGGAGCCGGCGGAGTCCTCGCGTTCGCCAACGCCACCACCCCGCCCACGACGAACCCCGCGGGCGCCCTGCTGTGGTCCGAGGGCGGCACGTTGCGGGTACGGCAGTCCGACGGAACGGCATTCACCCTCGGCGCCGGCGGAGGCACCGCGCCGGTAACGTCCGTCAACACCAAGACCGGGGCCGTCGTCCTTGCTGCCGCCGACGTTGGCGCCCTCGCCACCACCGCGCGCGGCGCCGCATCCGGCGTTGCCAGCCTCGACGCGACGACGCGACTCCCCATCACGCAGATGCCGACCGCGGTCCCCAAAAACGTATGGACGCCGCAGGCCCTCGGGTTCGCCGCCTGGTCGTGCGACCCGTACGCCGTCGCCAACCCGGCCGCGAAGTACCTCAGCCCGCAGCGCCTGTACCTGACCGGCATCAACATCACGGAGTCGACCACGGTCACCAAGGCCGTGATGTTCGCCCGCGGGTACGGCGGAGTGTCCACCAACCGGTACATGGCCGGCATCTACCGCGAGGACGGAACACGCGTCGTCGCATCGAGTGCTGTCGCCCTCAACCAGGCCGGCCAGGAGACCGGATCGCTCCCCGCCATGGTCTCGAACCACATCGGAGCCGTCCCGCTCAGCTTCACCTCGACCACGCTCACCCCCGGCCGGTACTGGGTGGCGTGGCTGATGACCGTGGGCGGCACGGCCGATTTCTCGTTCTTCCACGTGCAGAACGAGTCCCCGGTCGCTACGGCCAACTTCGCTATGACGACGAGTTTCTTCCCGCGCGCCTGGTACATCGCGGCACAGAGCACGCTCCCCACCACCGTCAGCCCGACGGCCTCGACCGCGCTCGCCGACCACGACATCCCGATCGTGGCACTCGCCGCCTGATCACCCCACACCACCCGTACGCCCCGGCACCGCGCCGCGGGCGTTTTTTCATGTCTGGAGACACCACCCATGGCACGTATGCCCGGCGCCGAGTGGCGCCCGATCGCCGTCAACTTCACCAACAACGGGCAGGCCGAAGTGCGGGGCGTCGTCGTCCACATCATGGCCGGCACGTTCGAGGGGACCGACAGTTGGTTCCGCAACAGCAAGGCCCGAGCGTCGAGCCACTTCGGCACCAGCAAGACCGGCAAGCTCCGCCAGTGGGTCGACACCAGCGACCGCGCATGGGCGCAGGCCAGCGGCAACACGTCCTGGCTCAGCGTCGAGAACGAGGGGCAGGGGGGCGACTCCCTCACCGACGCCCAGCTCGACCGCGTCGCCGAAGTGCTGGCATGGGCCCACAAGACCTACGGCGTCCCTCTCCAGGTGACGAACTCCCCGTCGGGCAAGGGTCTCGGGTACCACGCGATGGGCGGTAGCGCGTGGGGCGGACACACGTCCTGCCCCGGTACGCGGATCGTCGCCCAGCTCGCCGAGATCGTCGCCCGCGCGAAGAAGCTCACCGGCGCCAGCACCGGCGGAGGCAGCACGTCGAGCACGTACACCGTGAAGGACGGCGACACCCTGTCCGGCATCGGGGCGAAGGTGGGCGTCGCGTGGCAGACCCTCGCCACGCTGAACGGCATCAAGGCCCCGTACGTCATCCGCGCCGGCGAAGTCCTCAAGCTCAAGGCCGCGACCACGCCGAAGCCGTACAGCCCGCCCGCGTTCCCGGCCGGCCTCGCCCCGGGCAAGACCTCGCCGTCGGCGAAGCCGCTTCAGCGCGCGCTCAAGGCCGCGGGATTCATGGCGAAGTCGGTCGTCGAGGCAGACAACTACGGCCCGAAGACCGAGGCCGCGGTCGTCAAGTTCCACAACGCCTACCCGAAGTACCGCGCCGCCGGTAAGACGTCCGACCCGGCCATCGGCCCGCAGGGGTGGGCGTACCTGCACCGCCTCGCCTACGACAAGTAGGCCCCGCTCGACACCCCCATCCCGCCCCGCCCCGCGGCACCGCGCCGCGGGGCGGGCCCGCACGAACAGGAGCACCCCCCATGAACGTCAAGAACAAGCGCGCCATCCGTACCGCGCTCCAGACCCTCGCCGCGGTCGCCGCCGTCCTCCCCGCCCTCGCCGCCCTGCTCGCCGACTCCGACCTCGCCGTCGCCGCCCCGTGGATCGTGGGCGCCGCCGTGTCCGCCGCGGGCGTCGCCGGCATCGTGGCCCGGATCATGGCGAGCCCCGCCGTCGAGGCCCTGCTCGACCGGTTCGGTCTCGGCCTGGTCGACGACGGAGGCACCGCCGAGTGACCACCAATCCGCCGCCGTCGGACCCGGCCGCGGTCGCCGTCGAGCTGGAACGCATCCGGCGCACGATCGAGGTCGGGTTCACCCGCACCGACGGCGCCCTCGCCCTGCTCATGCAGCGCCACGACCAGACCGACATGCAGATCAAGGACCACTCGACGCGGCTCGACGCCCACGACGGCCGGCTCGACACCCTCGAACGGGGCGACACCGAGCGGCAGAAGCGCAACGACACCCGCCTCGCCGACCTCGAACGGGCACGGTGGCCGCTCCCGTCCCTCGCCGCCCTGGTCGCCCTGTGCGGCCTCATCATCTCCCTGTGGCAGCTCGCCACCCGCACGTGA